GGCTGAGGAGAAGATCGCCGAACGTATCGATGCGAATCTTCTGAACGTATCTCTTGAAGATCTGATGAACATGCCGAAAGACATGTATGAGAAGCGCATGAGTAAACTCAAGGAAAGAGTCAAGGGCAAGTTGATCATTAAAGAATATCCAACTGCGTCTGCGAACCCAGCACACTTCCGCGCATTGATTAATGATCTGGCTCTGAAGAAGAACTTCCGTCCAGATATCATCTTCGTAGATTATCTAAATATTTGTGCTTCTGCTAGAATTAAAGCAGGGGCAAATGTGAACAGTTATACTTACATTAAGGCGATTGCAGAAGAACTTCGTGGTTTGGCAGTTGAGAATAATCTTCCGATTGTTTCAGCAACTCAGACGACTCGATCTGGATTTAGTAACTCTGATCCAGGACTTGAGGATACTTCAGAATCATTCGGTCTGCCTGCGACTGCTGACTTTATGTTTGCGCTGGTGAGTACTGATCAATTACAACAACTGAATCAGTTGCTTGTGAAACAATTGAAGAATCGTTATAATGATCCGAACCTCCACAAACGATTTACGATTGGTGTTGATCGAGCCAAGATGAAGTTGTATGATCTAGAACAAAAAGCGCAAGATGCAGTAATGCAAGAAAACGAATCAAAGCCAGTATTTGATCGTGGAAAGAAATCAACTGACAAATTCAAGAATCTGAAGGTATGAGACTTTCCCTTATTGAGAAAAAGGTGAACAAGGTAGTTCTTAAATGGAACGGAAGGAAGCATATACCCACAATGATCAGACAATTAAACAAAGAGTTCAAGCGAACTCTTGTTTGCTTTTCATCTGATAGGTTTGACCAACCCTATTTTAAAGAACACAATGTAATTGTAAGCGCACATTATTGCGGACGTATTTCAGACATTATTCCAGAACACATCTTTATTAGTTTAAACTTCCCAAAACGTGTAAAGAAGATTACATTTACTAGAGTTAGTATTCAAAATCTTGCATTAAAGATTATTCGCGCAATACACCATGAGTATCGACATAAACATCAACATCGTAAAAGACCTCTAATTTTACAAAAACCATATGTACCTAAATTTAGACAAAATAAGTTTAAGGTGATGTATTATGGTAATCCAGATGAAATTGATGCACATGCCTATGAAACTCAGGCTGAGAAACTAGATATAAATAAACTACGAAAGGCGCATAAAATAAGTTGGCAAGAATCTGAAGCCATTTATATGTATCGAATGCACTTTCGTAAACAAGACCCGAAAGTCTGGAAACGGTTTCTCAAAAAAGTGTACAAAAATAATGGCTGTAAAAAAGAAGTTACTAACTCCTGCTAAATTTGGATTGAACACAATGAAGCCATTGAGTTCTGAATTTATTTCCAAAACAGTTTTAGCAAAATTAAACAAATTAGATATTACTCCTGCTACAAAAAATGCATGCAAGAATATGGTGCAAAATTCTATTTCTGGTGCCGCAACATTCGGCGCAGAGTTTAATGGGCTCACAGGAGCAGATATTGGTGTTTTGACTTCAGATTTTGGTGAAGTAACTGGCGCCATTTATATGTTAAATTCTAACAAGGGCTATACTGCTGCTAAATTTCCAACATCAGAAGCACAAAGACTAGTTGATTATTATTTGGTGAAAGATGGAGTAGATCAACCATTCTCAGCTAAAGCAGGTCAAGGTGGTGCGCCATCTATTAATGCTTTAGAGGAAAAACTCAATGCAATGGATCCAAGATCTTTGACAAGAAAACAGCAAAGAGCGTTGAAGGTTCTACAAATAATCAATAAAGAATCAATCTATGATGGCGTATTAGTTGCAGCAGATTATTTAAAATTACCAGGATATGAAGCGCTCACTTCTATTTTGAAAAAGAGAAATTTAAAAACTGGTTATTCTGGCGGTATACCTAAAGTTGAAAATTTAATGAATGCAATTGATGCATGCGGCGGCTTTAATTCTTGTATGAAAGAGTTTAGTCCGTTGTTCTCGGCAGCAAATTTTCAATTAGGTGGTGATGCTGGCGAAAAGAAAATGAAATCAGTTTTCGCAGGAACTGCAGGATCAAGATATAAGAAATGGGGATTATTACACTTCCCAATTACAAGTGAGGTTATGTCTTGGCTCAATAATCCTGCAAATGGTGCGACAGAAATACTTACACTTGCGGCAAGAACATTAACTGTCAATCAAATTTATTTGGATCATACGCCACCAATAAGTGGTCCCGCTAAATGGAAGTCTGGAAATTTAAACTATATAATTAAAACATTTTCTGATGCGAGTTTTAAATTCCATTCTCCTTCTAGCACTCCAAATCCAGTTGGTAATAGAATTGGGATGAAAATGATTAAAGGATGATTTATGACTGTATTTGTGACTGGTGGTTTGGGATTTATCGGATCTAACTTTGTATTCGCCCACCTAAAAAAACATCCCGCAGACACGGTTGTGATTCTTGACAACTATTCATACGCTGCAAATTCAAACAATATTCTTGGGCTCCATGAAGACTATCGTGTCATCTTGGTGCGCTGCGACATTCGCAATATAAATCGTCTTGATCAATTTTATTACGACTATGACCCAAAAATCACATATCATTTTGCTGCTGAGTCTCACGTTGACAACTCTATTGCTGGTGACGATCATTTCATCAGCACTAATGTTGAAGGCACTCACAACATTCTAAAGTGTATAAAGAAGTTTGGTGGCAAACTCGTTCACGTTTCGACTGATGAAGTTTACGGTAGTTTAGGTCATGACGATCCACCGTTTACTGAAAAAACACCATACGATCCACGCAATCCATACTCTGCTACAAAAGCAGCCAGTGATCATCTTGTTCGTGCTTATGTGAACACACATGGCATTGAAGCAGTTGTGACCAATTGCTCGAATAACTATGGTCCGCGACAACACTCAGAAAAGTTTATCCCAACTGTGATTCGCCACATTAAAAACAATACACCAATTCCAGTTTATGGCAACGGTCAAAATGTTCGTGACTGGTTATTCGTCGAAGATCACTGCGATGCATTACTCACTATTGGACAAAACTTCAAGTCAGGCGAGCGATATAATATTGGCGGCGGTCATGAGATGAGCAATCTTGAGATGATCACACTGATTCTTGATCTAATGGGTAAGCCAGTGAACATGTATCAAAACTGGATAAATTTTGTGACTGATCGCAAAGGTCATGATTTCAGATATGCTATGAATGCGAATAAAATTTATAAAGAACTTGGTTGGTCTGCAAAAACGAAGATCAATGAAGGTCTGATAAAAACACTGGAGTATTATAATGCGTAAAGGAATGATTTTGTCAGGTGGAATGGGAACACGCTTATACCCATGCACTGAAGTTACATCGAAGCAATTGCTTCCTGTTTACGATAAGCCATTAGTTTATTATCCACTATCAACTTTGATGATGGCTGGTATTCGTGATATATTGATTATCAATTCACCAAATGATGCTGATGCATTTAAACGTCTTTGTGGTGATGGGTCGCAATGGGGAATCAATATATCATACGCAATTCAGCAAGAACCAAAGGGTATTGCTGAATGTTTTCGTATTGGAGAAAAGTGGATTGGTAAAGATGATGTTACGCTTATTCTTGGTGATAATATTTTCTATGGTAATGAACTGATTAATCGTTTTAATTCAGCAACTTGGAATAATGTTGGTTGCACTTTGTTTGCATATCACGTCAGCGATCCAGAGAGATTTGGTGTCGTTGAACTTGATGATAGAGGTGAACTCAAAGCCATTCTAGAAAAACCGAAATTTCCACCAAGTAATTACGCAGTCACTGGACTTTACTTTTACGATAATAAAGTAGTAGACTATGCATGGCAGATACAACCTTCTGCTCGTGGTGAGTTAGAGATTACAGATATTAATAATCTATATCTTAAGCATCACGATGTAAAAGTTGAGTATTTAAATCGTGGTATTGCGTGGATTGATACAGGCACTTTTGAATCATTATCAGAAGCGTCTGTTTTTGTGGGTTCTGTTCAGCGTCGAACTGGAATGATGATTGCATGTCCAGAAGAAATTGCATTTAAGAATGCTTGGATTACTGAGAATCAAGTTCGTGCTGCAGCAGAAAAATATTCTAAATCTGACTATGGGAAGTATTTGAGTAAAATACTACAACAACATGAATATATTAGTCGTCGGTAGAGGTTGGGTTGGTCGAAAGATGTTCGACCAATTGGTAATTGAAGGTCATACTGTCACATTATGCCCGCATCACAAAGTAGAAGATTTACTTTTAAATCATCGTTTTTTCGATTGGGTTGTGAATTGTGCTGGTTTGACAGGATACCCGAACGTTGATGCTTGCGAAGATGTGAAGCAAGATACAATGGAAGGTAATGCAATATTTCCTATAAAATTGCAAGAAATTTGCGAATCAGCAGGAATGAGATTTGCGCATTTTTCGAGTGGTTGTATATATGAGGGAAATATAGATGATCGTTATGCTGATCCCAATTTTTTTGGTAGCATATACTCATTAAGCAAAGGTGTATCTGATCTCCTTCTTAAAGATAAATGTCTACTGTTTAGAGTTCGTTTACCGTTCGATGGATCGCATAATCCCAAGAATTTACTACAAAAGTTGTATAATTACGCGAAATCAAGTAAACTAGTGGAGGGTGGATTAAACTCAATTACTGATATAGATGAGGCAGTAGGGCATGCTGTCAATTTAATTGAACAAGATGCGGAAGGTCCATTTAATCTTGTAAATTGGGATCCAATCACAACGCATGAGATTGCTGATATGATGGAATTAAATTGCGATTGGTGGACAACAGAAGAATTTAAACAAGTGACAACAGCTCGTCGATCTAACTGCGTCATTCCTGCTTATGAGAGAATGTCACCTGTTAAAGTTGCTCTTACGAGAAGAATCGCGCAATTCAAGGAAAACTTATGAAGACTGATATTCAGAAAATGATTGAGGGACTTGTTGAGGAAGTTGGTACGCCCAAGTGGGCATACAATTGTAAAGAGTTTAATCCTGAAAAGGATACTGTATTTTACAGCGGTCCATTCTTTGATGAAAAAGAAATAATTGCTGGTGTTACTGCTTTTCTTACAGGCAAATGGCTTGTTTCTGGTGAACAGGTTGGCAAGTTTCAATGGGCATTCGGTCGCAAGTTCAATGTGAAGCATTGCCACATGGTGAACTCTGGTTCATCTGCTAATCTTACAATGGTTGCTGCGCTCAAGAAACATTTGAAGTGGAAAGATGGCGATGAAGTCATCGTATCACCTGTTGGATTCCCAACTACAATCGCTCCTCTCGTTCAGAATAATCTAAAACCAGTGTTTGTCGACATTGAAATGACAACACTGAATTTCAATTTAGATTTAGTTAAGGCTGCTCTCACTGATCGAACTGTTGCTGTATTTGTTTCGCCAGTGCTCGGTAATCCACCAGATATGGATGTGATAGCAAAATTTTGTGCTGAGAATGACGTTTATCTTATAGGTGATAATTGTGATTCACTAGGCACAAAGTGGGACGGAAAACTTCTAACTGATTATTACTATTCTTGGACGTGTTCGTTTTATCCTGCGCATCACATCTCAACTGGCGAAGGAGGCATGGTTTGCTCAAATGATGAAGAACTTATTAACACAGCGCGTTCTATATCTTGGTGGGGTCGTGATTGCCGTTGCGTGGGTGCTGCTAATTTGTTGGCTTGCGGCACTTGCGGTAATCGATTCGACAAATGGCTCGAAGGATACAACGGAATCATCGACCACAAATACCTTTTCACCAACATGGGATATAACCTCAAGCCACTTGATCTCCAAGGCGCAATTGGAATTGAGCAACTTAAAAAAGTAGATGAGATTGATTCAAAGCGTCGTTTGAATTTTAATAAAATTGCAAAAATGATTGAGCAATATATTCCTGGTGTTCGCGTTGCACATAAACATGATAAAGCTGATCCATCTTGGTTCGGTGTGCCGCTTATTACTGAGACCGCAGAACTAAAAGAAAAATTCCAAGCATTTTGTGAAGCCAATCGTATTCAAACTCGCAATTACTTTGCTGGAAATATTCTATTGCATCCTGGATATAAACATCTTGGTAACGCAGCAGATTATCCAAATGCTAACAAAGCGTTGAGTAATGTATTCTTTGTTGGTTGCCCACCTCATTATGGCGATAAGGTTTGGGAATACTATGAGAGTGTACTGCAAAAATGGCAGAAATAAATGTCTTCGGAGGATTTGGTTTTGTCGGAAGTGAATACTGCAGAATCTCGAAGGATATTCTCATCAAAAACTTCCGAGAAAACATTGGAGTATTCTCTCCTAATGTTGTATACTTTATTAGTACTGTCGACAATTACAATGTGCATGTTGACAGTCAGTTGGATATACACACTAATCTCATTGTTCTAACAAAGGTTCTTGATAATTATCGAGACTATATAAAAACGTACAAGAAAGATGGAGTGTTCAACTTCATCAGTTCTTGGTTTGTTTATGGACAAGACTCTGGATTTGGCGAAGGATCGCGAGGCATTTCAGAAACTGATCTCTGCGATCCAAAGGGATTTTATTCAATCACAAAACGATGCGCCGAGCAGTTGCTTATGTCGTACTGCGAGACGTTTGGATTAAAGTATCGTATATTGAGGCTGGCAAATGTATTGGGCGCGCAAGATAAAAAGGTTTCTGCGAAGAAAAATGCGGTCCAATATCTATTGGGCGAGCTCTCTCACAACCGACCCGTCGACCTCTACGACAGTGGTTATTTTTATCGTGATTATAT